GTGAGGTTGAGACTAAGGGTTACACTATTCCTGATAACTATTATTGTGTTCAATTCGAGAGGGAAATCTTGGATAACGATTTCGCGAAATTTCGTGTCCCATATCCCTATTATCCGAACCGCCAGAAAATGAAGTTGGTAGAGGATGCGATGCAACGAATCCTTTTACCATATATGTTCTCTGAGGCTTTGTCTTTTGATGAAGCAACGTCTTTGATGGATCTTTCATCGTCGCCTGGTTGGCCACTTAATCAGAAATATCAAACTAAGCGTGAGGCTCTTAATATGGAGTATGATCTAATAAAACAGATTGTGCTACATGTTGTTGAGACTGGTGAGATAGATTATGTTTGGTGTGGTCGTCGCTACAGGTGTTGTTATTGGTTGACTAGTCCAAAAGAGGAAATTCGTTCCCTCGAAAAGTTGGCTAATGATGACAAGACGAAGAATAAGATCCGTACTTTCATGTGTGGTGATATTATCTCTTATGTTGTCGCTTTAATGCTTTACGCTAAGCAAAACGATAACCTGTTGGCTATGGCTTCAACAGATCACTGGAGTGCCGTTGGCTGCTCACAGTGGTATGGGGGTTGGGATGTTTTGACGAGAATCCTTCTCCGTATGGGGGTAAATCGTTTTAGATGTCTTGATGCAAAACACATGGAAGCCAGTTTTTGTGATGCAATACAGGAAATTGTTTATAAATGTCGAAATGGGGGTGTCCACGGTATGCCTTTGGCTAAACGGTGGTACCTTTCGAACATAGTTTATTCTATGCTCATTGATGTTCATGGCAATTTGGTTATGAAAACTGGGAAGAACCCGTCAGGTGGTTTTAATACTTTGACAGACAATGGTTTGGCAATGATGAGTGTGTTTTTGTATGATCTTTCTTTTTCTTGCAGTACAGTGGGTGAGCTTGTCGAGGCTTACCGATTATTGTCTGTAAAGATTATGGGTGATGATTCGATTTTTGTTGATGATACTAGATTCCTTGATATCATTGAACATGCTTCCGAGATAGGCTTTAATCTCGTGAGGGAAGCGTCGGGTCCCATAGAAGATTGTACATTTCTTAGCAATGGTTTTGTCTTCGATGAAACTAAAGGTTGCTACATATTCAAACCAAATTTTGACAAACTAATGTCTGGCATTTTATTTTGGTTTAAGAAATCCTCTTGGAGGCTTTGCTTTGTGAAGCTTTGTTCTGTT